GACGCAAGGTTCAAAATTGGCACCCTCTCAGGTGAAACATGGAGTTCCTTCGCCTACAATGCGAATGTTTTTGGAGCAACAAAAGAAGAAGCATTAGAAAGATGGAGAGCCAAAGACCGAGTAAAATTCAATGAAAGCGGGCACTGGAGCGAAGCCAATGTTCTTGGGTGGACTCGGTTCAATACACGAAAGGGTCCCAAAGGCGAGAAGGTTCTCTTCATTGAGGAACTACAAAGCGATTGGCACCAACGAGGGCATGCTTCCGGATATGAGGGGGATATTGAGGAAACTTGGGTACCCCGATTTCACCTAGAGCGACACACTGCTGCCAAGGATAACCTTGACTTCCCAACAGGTGATTATTCAAGATCGCATGCTCCGTGGAATATAGATATGCCTTCCTTCAAAACAAAAGCAAACGCAGAAAAAGCCCTTAATAAAAAGTTTACACTTGAGTCGTTTGTTATATTTCGCCCCCACACCGAACCGATGTCCCGGATACAGATAACGGGCTCTGATGGCATGATTAGGAAGATTGATCTAAGTGATCCTGCTGATGGACTTGCAGGAATTAAGACGGGCGCCCACCTAGATATATCTGTAATGACCGACCGAGCCCAATTATCAAAGTGGTTCGGAGAAGATGCGGCTGACGACCTTATTGAAGGTTGGCAAAGGCATCTGGAAAATCGTGACACCCTCGGCGACCCACAAGACTTCAAAAATAAAAAGCACGAGTTATTTGTATTTCCAGAAGACGTTCGGAAAGCCGGAGTCGATATGCGTACTAAAGAAATCGGTAGTAACGATGGACCTCCTCAGGCACCTTTCAAGAAAACATGGGACTCTCTTCTTATGAAGCGTATGATATCCCACGCTGTAGACAATGATTTTGATGCTATCGCATGGACTACCGGAAAGCAACAATCAGATAGATGGGGCGGTCAAGAAGGTCTTGCGAAGTTCTACGACAATATACTTCCTAAAACAGCCAATAAGATTGGTAAGAAGTTTGGTGCTAGGGTATCGCAGCAACGTATGAGTTTTTTGGACGACAGTATCCGCAACACTGCCGGGGAAGTCCCCTACATGAAACTCACTGACGAACTAAAAGCATCCGTCAAAGAACGCGGTCAGCGACTCTTCCAAGACGAAGGCGTTGGTCCCAAGGGTGCCGTAGACTTTGAAGCCGATGGCAAAGCCGTCATCAACTTCTTTGAAGGCGCCGACGTCTCCACAGCAGTCCACGAAGTAGCCCACGTTGCTAGACGACGCTTATTCGATACTACCGTAGACCAAGCAAACCGTCTCGGTATTGCTGATGCAGACATTCGCGTAGCCGAAGAGTGGTCAGGAGCAACACGTAATAAAGATGGTACTGCCAAGTGGTCTGTAGCCGCAGAAGAAAAGTTTGCCCGTGGTTTCGAGAAGTATCTCAAGACCGGTAAGGCACCTAACGATGCTCTGAAGGATATCTTCAGTAAGTTCGCAGGATGGCTTAAGGGTATCTATGATCACGTAGCGGGCAACGCTGTAGATGATATTAAGATATCTCCAGAGATGAAGGAAGTCTTTGATAAACTTGTTAGCCGTGGCGACATTGATACCGTAAGGGTGCCGATGGAAGTTCCTGCTCCTAGAGCGGGAGATGCTCGGACGCTTACTCAGGGAGCCGAAGATACTTTATGGACAGTCCCAGAGAATCAGAAGATTTCGTCAGCAGCCACATCTATTAATAAAAATAAACTGCCCGCTACCTTCAACAACAAGAATGTTGTTTTTGAAAAGGGGACGGTTAATGCGGATATAGGTGGTGGAAAGTTTGATAATACTACAGAGTTTCTGAAGAAGAGGGGTGTAGACAACGTAATTTATGATCCGTTCGCCCGGTCTGCGGAGCATAATAAGAACGCCATCACTAAAATCAAAGGCGGGCAAGCCGATACCGCCACCGTAAATAATGTACTAAATGTTATTAAAGAATCAGGCGCGAGAGACAAGGTAATTGCTCAAGCCGCTGATGCTATCAAACAAGAAGGAACCGCTTACTTCAAAATATATGAGGGAAACAAAAGCGGCACCGGCAAGGCAACATCTAAAGGTTATCAACTTAACAAACCAACTAAAGGTTATGTGAAAGATATTGAAAAACATTTTGATGATGTCCAAGTTAAGGGCGGCGTCGTTATTGCGAAAGGTCCTAAAAAAGCAGCCCCCACCCGACTCTTCCAAAGCGGAGAGCCTGGGTATCGTAAAGGTGCTCCACCACCTCCTGAGGGAACAAGCAGAGGTCTCAACTTAGACAAGATGGCACACGGTGCTGAGGTTCGTGCAGCACTTGATGCTTTACCAGAAGACCTAAGAAACGCTGCCTACGAACATATTGACAGGGGTGGTCCACTACCTACGATTACTGATGCAGACGTGGCTGAACAGGGACAGTTCTGGGCAAGTGTTCTCGGTAGAGACGAAGACGCTACACAAGCAATGCTCCGCCAACACCTTCAAGAAGGTAGCGCCTGGATAGCCGCACAACATGCACTCCGTAATTGGGCGGACACGTTGGTGGGGGATGTCGTTGAGACACAGACGCGGCTTAAAAATGTAGGGGACACCCACGAAGACCTTGTTCACCTATTGATGCAATCCATCCAAGCAAAACAATTTATTGAAGCATCTAGATCAGGAGGCTCTTTAGCGGGCATGGGTCTACAACGCCATAACAGCATGGCGGGGTGGGATGTACGTCCCGGTGCTAAACCACGTCCCGAACCTACAAGTACAGGTACGGGTACAGGTACGGGTACAGGCGGCACTCCCCATAGCAAGGTAATGCCTGAGTCTATGTATCGAGGAGACAGTCCCGACGCAATACGGGTACGCGAGGAAATTATTAAGACCCACGGTGGAGGCTCTTTAGAAAAGGGCATTAAGAACATTAAGAAACTGGCGTCTGAGGTATCCTCTATTAAAGATAACCACGGAACTGGTGCGGCACTGAAGCACTTAGATGAACGTGCAAGAATGCCTCAGATGCTAGTGGAATACTGGATTAACTCCATTCTCTCCGGTCCACTCACTCACGCAGTCAACATGACATCAAACACTCTTAATACCTTGTTTATGCCCTTCGAGCAATTCATGGGCGATCTACTCACCTTAAAATGGGACAAGGCTTTTGGGGAAGACTTACAGATGTATGCTCATCTCGCCTCCTCATTACAGGATGCAACCAAGGCAGCAGGGGCTGCTTGGAAGAACTGGGGAGACTCCTTAGATGTCATGGGTAAGATTGATGTTGATAACGTAGGTAGAGGAAGAGCCCTTTCCGCTAAGAATATGCCGCGTGTTGCTAACACGATTGGCGAAAGCGCTACCGATTGGATTGGTAAACAATTAAACCTTCCAAGCCGTTTCTTAATGGCGGAAGACGCTTTCTTTAAGAACCTAAATTATAGAGCCACAGTAAAAGGCGGCTTAACTAAGGAAGGTATCAAAGCAGGGATGCGTGGTGCTGCATTAGATGCACATGTTAAAACAAACTTCGATAAGATGGTTAAGGACGGACAGTTCTATACTTATACTGGTATGCGTACTAAAGCAGAGGCAGAAGCCCGTGCTGCACACAGTAAGGTGGAAGATCTAGAAGAACGTACAAAACTTATCCAAAGTCATATTCTTAATTACATGGAAAAGAATTGGAATGATGACCACGGTGTCCTCGCTAAACAGGCTTTGGATTATGGACGAGAGATTACATACACTCAGTCATTAGATGACCCAGGACGTAACGCCGCTGTAAGAGCAGCCGGTGGGTTCAACAGGTGGGTGAATGATTACCCAATCCTGCGCCTCGTCTCCCCATTCGTTCGTACACCTACGAACCTTCTCGCATTCTATGTCAAAAGGAGCGTGGTGGGGTCTGGGTGGGATGCCTTCAAACATATCGAGGGTGGTATTAAAACCCGCGAGATGCGCCGAGTCTCTAAAGAGATGGCGGAAGAGTTCGCTGATAAATCAAGTGATATCGTTGGAAGAGTAGCCACAGGTTCTATGTTGACCTTCGGCGCCATTATGGGCGTTCAGTCTGGCAACTTAACTGGTGGTGGACCTAAAGACCCTGAGAAGCGTCGCATGATGGAAGCCCAAGGTTGGCAACCATACAGTATCCGAGTTGGCGATGCCTGGTGGTCCTACAAACGCTTTGATCCCTTCGCTAACTTCCTCGGCGTAATAGCCGACATTGCTGAAGCCACCAACGAAGTGGATGGGGATGAGATGTCTATGATAGATACTATAACATCCCACGCCATCTTTGCCGCCTCCCGTAACGTAATGAGTAAGTCATATCTAACAGGGATTGCTAGAGTCGCTAACGTCCTCTCTCAACCAGAGAGATATGGTGAAAGTTATATGGAAGCAACCGTGTCATCCTTTTTACCGATGTCCGGTCTCGCCTCCCAAACCTTCGGCAACGCTGAACACCAATTAGAAATCAGAGGCGTCCTAGATGCCATGAGGGCTAAGTATGGCTTAACCTCCGAAGACTCTAAGTTACTTGGTGTTATTCCTGTGGGAGATACACGGATAGAAAGCAAGCGAAACGTCTTTGGTGAGAAGTTGGACAGACCACAACCACTATACAACACACTACCAATACATCGGTCTGAGATTAAGGATGATAAGGTTCTTAAGGAACTGAGTAACATCAACGCTTCCTTTGGACCTCCTAAGAAAATACGGAATGGTATTAACACCGTGTTGTTTACTAATCGTTCCGGTCAGACATTCTATGACCGATGGCAAGAGAATCATGGTAAAGTAAGGCTGAGAGGGCGTACCTTGAAGCAAGCAGTCAGAGACCTTATGCGGTCTGCTGCCTACAACCGTTTATCCGAACAACCCTTTGAAGGCGATGAGTCACCCAGGGTTGGTGAGATACGGAAACTTATTCGCAAATATCGTAATGCAGCATATAGCACCACACTTCGGGAGTTTCCTGAAGTGGATCGCCAAGACCGCCGCAACACACAAATCGACATCTATCGTAAATCTGGAAGAGATATCCAGGGTCTTCTGGAATATTAAAAGAGGTAATTCATGGCTATTACATACATTGTTTATGAAACAACAGGGTCTACCGCAGACTTTGCATTTTCTTTCCCCTATATCAGCACATCGCATGTGAAAGTATTAGTAGATGGTACTGATCTAAGCACGGATGATTATACGGTGGTTGAGTCTCCATCTACTAAGATAACTTGCTCACCCGCTATCGCTTCCGGAAAGTTTGTCAAGGTCTATCGAGAGACCCCAGGACGTGCAGCAGGAGCCGAAGACTTACTTGTGGACTTCCAAGACGGCTCTGTACTTTCAGAAGCCGATCTCGATGCTGTCTGCCAACAACTTCTCTACCTGTCTCAAGAAGCAGAAGAGAATGCAACATCAAGCCTCTCCATTGATTATGATGACAACTACACAGCCGGTGAGCGTCGTATTAAAGAACTTAGCGGCACAGTATCTGGAGACCGAGATGCGGCTACTAAAGAGTATGTAGATGGTAAAACATTGTACGCCGGAGCCACGTCCTTACCCCAGATGTGGGCAAAGGTCGGCAGCGATTTTACAGGAACAACCGGCGACTGCACGGTCACCCTGACTGATCCTGCGCCGAGCGGCGATAATGATAACTTATATGTAGTGGCTTTCAATGGAGATACTCAGACACCAACAACCGACTTCGCCATATCAGGCAGCATATTCACGCTGAAGATGGGCGCAGTTACACTAGACGCCGCTGATAAAGTAACCATCATTAACTTTGGTGTCGCCCGTCAATACATTAAGCAACCAATCACTGGTGATGCGGTTGGGGATGTATCTTTAACGGTAAAAGAAATTACCGATCAGACAGCCGATCTTCAACAGTGGCAGGACACCTCAGGCGCCTCACTTGCAAAGGTTGCTGTAGATGGTGATGCAACTTTTGTTGATATTAATGCAACAGGGAATGCAGATGTTGATGGCAACCTTAATGTTGATGGTTCACTTACCGTAGACACCACTTCAACCCTTACTGGAGACTCGACCGTCGGTGGGACTCTTGGAGTCACTGGAGCAACTACTTTAAGCGATACTCTTGGAGTCACTGGAGCAACTACTTTAAGTGGTGGTGCAAGTGTAACAGGCGACTTAAACTT